TAAAAAAACGGTTTCCACAGTATTTTTTCGAGGCTAAGGTCTTAGAGATTGGCAGTCTGGATGTTAACGGTTCTATCCGGCAATTCTTCGTCGGCTGCGACTATATTGGGGTTGATCTGGGTGAGGGACGAGGGGTTGATGTGGTGGCTAGGGGTGAGGAGCTTACCTACCCTGACAATAGTTTTGACGTTGTTGCTAGCTGCGAGTGTTTTGAGCATAACCCTGAGTGGATAAAGACCTTCAATAACATGGCTAGGATGGCTTCAGGGCTGGTTTTCTTTACTTGTGCTACTACGGGCAGACCTGAGCATGGAACGAGGCGTACAAGCCCTGAGGATGCGCCATTTTGCGGTGATTACTACCGGAACCTGACGGAGCAAGACTTTAGGGAAAACTGCGATCTAGGTAAGTTCGAGGTCTATGAGTTTATAACTAATGATAACCCGGCAGACTTATACTTTTGGGCGATATGCAAGCAATAGTTATATGTACGGTAAATAATCCCGGCGTAACAGTGCTGCTAGAGTCGATTCGTTGCTATGGTGACAAGTTGCCCGTTTACTTATGTAGTAATAATTTGGGATTATGGGCTAGAGCAAGAGAGATCACAGACAACCTTATCTATAGACCCAATCCTGCTACCAATTTCGGAGATGCTTATAACGCAGCCTGTGACTATGCCTTTCAGCATGGAAATTACGACTCATTGATTTTGGCTAATGATGATGTGGTTCTTAATCCAAATACGCTATCGTTAATGAAAGAGGATAGCCAGATTTTGAAGGATAAGGGCTATAAAGTCGGGTTTTTAGGGGCTAGGAGCGACTATGTATTGCCGGATCAGAACATAAGATTCCCGATAGACGGGGACAAGAGGGCAGGATTAAAGTGGGAGAGTGAGTACCAGATTAAGGTAACTCCGGTGATTGCGCCGATCTGGGCAAGTATTAGCCGGGAAGCATGGGAAGTTGCAAAGTTCCCATCAACTAATTGGTATTCAGATAATATAATATGTCATGACTTAAACGTGGCTGGTTATCAACATTTCGTCAGTAGGGCTTATGTGCATCATGCAGGGAGCCAGACGATAGGCGTTGATTTCAAGAAAAGCCATGAGGAACCGAGGGCGTGGATAATGGAACATCGCCCAGATATGTACGAGGCTATCTATGGCTGACGGATTACTTTCAGGTTTAACGAACTGGATAGACCAGCGTAAACAGGCTGCAAAGGCGAGTATTGGGCTTTTGGCTGACAATCCTCAGGAATGGCTAGCTCAGACTACCGCTAGATACTTGCCAACTAAGGAAGAAGAACAGCAATATAAGGCTGTCAAACAGGCTGGTGGTGACATAACGCAAACCCCGTACTACCAGAAGATATTTGATCTGGCTCAGTTCCAGAGTAGTCTAAAGCCATTATCAAAGACGCAATTTCAGGTAGCTAATGAGGTGGCTCAAAAAAATGCCACAGAAATGCTTGGATTGCCGTCAGACAATACAGCGATGGATAGGGCTAAGGCATTAGGCTTTGATACTGTTGGTTACAGAGGAACAAATATTGAGGAAATATTCCATAAAAACCCTATTTGGTGGTCTCAAGACCCGCAATATGCAAGTGCGTATGCTGCTCATACAATTAGACCGCCAAAGGGTCAAATAGATACATACGCTGGTAATGTAATGCCTTTATTGGTTAAGCAAGGCAAGAGTAAAGAATTTGAAAAATTTAGTTCTGGCGGTGTGCCTCTTGACCCGTTTAAAGGATTTGATAACGGAGTCCAGACAGGATTTAGGCTTTATGCAAAAAACGATATAACAGGTGACATGGGTGGAAAAGTTTGGGAGGCTTTAACAATTCCCAAAAACGTGCGTTCACGTTTTGCCGCATTTGATCCAGCAAGAGTAAACGAGGCAGACTTACTGGCAGCAGGAGTTCCGTTAGGGCTAATAGGATCAACTCAAGTAGAGTTACCAAAGAAACAAGAGAAGAAACCAAAGAAGTAAGCATGACATCCAGAGGATAATGTAGTAGGGTATGTTACGAAAAACTTTAGCAAATCAATAACTTATGGCAGCGAGAATAAGGAAGACTACCTTGAGCGACGAATGGAAGGCAAAAATCCAAGCCGGGGTGATTCTTGACCGTCTGGTAAAGCACGTTAATGGTGAGATTGATATGTCTGCTAGCCAGATCAAGGCGGCTGACATATTGCTGAAGAAGACAGTTCCGGACTTAGCAAGGACTGAGGTGACAGGTAAGGATGGGGAAGCTCAGGAGATGGTTATCAGATGGGGAGGGAAGAAATGAGCTACAAGCCAGTAAATTGCCCAAGTTGCAGCGCGTTCCTAGTGAACAACAAGTGCCTGAACTGCGGATACGTTAAGTGACAGAGATATGGCTTCCGTTGAATCAAAACCCTGATTACGAGGTGAGTAATACGGGCAAAATCCGATCAATTGATAGGATAAAGCCGCTTTTGTCTCGTTGGGGAATGATGACAACTAGAAAACACAAAGGTAGAGAATTAAAGCCTTGTGTGGCTGGAAGTGGATATTTGACTGTAAATTTCCAGATGCGCGGGAAGAAATACTATGTTCACAGACTTGTTGCAGAGCATTTTATTGATGGAGATAGTTCCCTTGAAGTAAATCACAAAGACGGGGATAAAAGAAACAATTGCGTTAATAATTTGGAATGGGTAACAAGAAAACAAAATAGCATTCACCTTACTCACGTTTTAGGCTGTAAAAAGGGTCAATTTATGCTGGGCGGTGGGCGACACACATGATAAATGAGATCATTATTGACTATAGCCCCAGAGATCAGCAGCTAGAGATACATGATGCCATTGAGCAGCATCGTTTTACTGTGGTGGTTGCCCATCGTCGCATGGGGAAGACTGTTTCGGCAATCAATCACCTTATCAAGTCCGCTATCGAGTGCGACAAGCCAGACCCACGATTTGCCTACATTGCGCCTACTTACGGACAAGCCAAAAGGGTAGCGTGGGATTACCTTCAGAAGTACACCAGATCACTAGGGGCTACCTACAATGTCTCTGAGTTACGTGCTGATTTTTATGGGCGTAGGGTTAGTCTATATGGGTCTGATAATCCTGACAGTCTTAGGGGGCAGTATTTTGATGGCGTGGTTATCGACGAAGTTGGCGATCAGAACCCACGTATTTGGAACGAAATCGTCCGACCTGCTCTTGCCGACCGTATTGGGTGGGCTTGTTTCATTGGCACTCCTAAAGGTAATAACCATTTCTCTGAACTAGCAGAGCGAGCCAAGTCTGAGGAAGGCTGGAAGTTCCTAGAGTTCAAGGCTAGTCAGACAGGGGTTTTGCCGGACTCAGAGCTAAAGGCTGCCTATCGAGAGATGGGCGAGGACAAGTACAACCAAGAGTTCGAGTGTTCCTTTAACGCAGCAGTTGAGGGGTCTTACTATGGCAAAATTATTAACGACCTTGAGAGGGATCACCATATTACTGACTTTCCTCGCGATGATCTCTGCCGTAGCTTTACTGCATGGGATTTGGGCATGGGTGACTCTACAGCTATATGGGTTGCTCAAGTGGTTGGAAAGGAAATTAGACTCCTTGATTGCGTCGAAAATCATGGACAGGCGTTAGATTGGTACGTTAATTGGCTAAGAGACAACAAATACGAGGGATTTACCCATATCCTGCCGCATGACGTTCAGGTCAGGGAGTTAGGCACAGGCAAGAGCCGTAAGGAAGTCTTAGAGGAAGCAGGGCTGTCCATTACGGTTGCGCCTAGATTGTCTGTGGCTGACGGGATACAGGCTGTCAGGAGATTGCTGCCTAGATGCTGGTTTCACCCAAGGACTAAGCCGGGGTTGGATGCCTTACGGAACTACCGCCGAGAGCATGACGAGCGTAGGCAGATATTCTATGAGAAGCCGCTACACGATTGGTCTAGCCACATGAGTGACGCTTTCCGGTATCTGGCTATAGGTCTTGACGAATCAGATAGTTCATGGCAGACAACATTGCCAATTTCGACGAAATGGATTGTATAATCAGCAAAACCCGTTAAGGATTTGCTATGAAGATGGATGACGGTCAGATCAAGAGTATTATCGAAAATGAAATCGATAACTCTATTGGGTACATTGATACCGAGACTACAGACCAACGGGCAAAAGCCCTAGAGTATTACCTACGTTATCCCTATGGTAACGAGGTTGAAGGGCGTAGCCAGATTGTCACTGGAGAGGTAGCCGAAGCGATAGATGGCGCACTTCCAAGTTTGATTCGTGTTTTTACGACAACAGAGGATATTGTCTCTTTTGAGCCGCAGACTCCAGAAGATGAGCAGTCTGCTAAACAGGCTACCGACTACTGTAACTGGGTGTTCTACCGCGAGAATGACGGTCTAATCCTCCTGCATAACTGGTTCAAAGACGCGCTAATGATGAAGGTTGGCGTAGTCAAGGCTTATTGGGATGCCAAAGAGGATGTCAATAAAGAGTCCTACAAGAACCTGACAGAGGATGAGCTAGCCCTGCTGCTGTCTGACCCTGCTATCGAGGTGGTCAGCCGTAACGTTGAGTTTGTTGACGGTGGCGTTGACCCGATGGGCTTTCCGATCCAGATTCCGATGTACTCGGTCAAGGTCAAGAAGGTCAAGAAGTACGGCTGCGTCAAGATTGAGAACGTACCGCCTGAAGAATTCCTGATTAGCAAATCGGCAAGAACGATTGAGGATAGCCCATTTGTGGCTCATCGTCGGTTGCTGACTCGCTCAGAGTTGGTGGCGATGGGCTTTGACAAGGATGTGGTCGAGGGATTGCCTTCTTACGATGATCTCCAGTACACAGTCGAGCGAGTAGCCCGATTCTCTCAGGGTGAGCAGCCGGACGAGAACATCAGCCTTGACCCTACGATGCAGGTCTGTGAGGTCTATGAGTGCTATATCAAGATTGACGTTAATGGTGACGGTATCGCTGAACTGCGGAAGATTACCTACGCAGGTAGCGAAATCCTAGATGACGAGGAATGTGACCTAGTTCCGTTCCACAGCCTGTGTCCTATCCCTATTCCGCATAAATTCTTTGGTCAGAGCTTGGCAGACCGGACGATGGACATCCAGCTAATCAAGTCCACTGTAACCCGTCAGATGCTCGATAACCTGTACCTAACGAACAATGCCCGTCTGGGTGTGGTCGATGGTCAGGTGAACTTGGATGATGCGCTAAACGCTACTCCGGGCGGGATTATCCGCATGAAGTCTCAGGGTGCGATTATGCCTGTCGAGGTTCCTGCGGTAACGGCTCAGGCTTTCCCGATGCTTGAGTACATGGATGCGGTTCAGGCTAAGCGTACAGGCGTTAGCGACCAGCAACAAGGTCTTGACCCAGATGTATTAAATAACGTATCGGCTACGGCTATTGCCGCAATGATGAAATCGAACTCTGGCAAGCTGGAGTTGATCGCTCGAATCTTTGCTGAGACAGGCGTTAAATCGCTGTTTAAGGGCATTTTGCATCTATTGGGTAAATACCAAGACCAAGCCAAGATTGTTCGTATGCGTGGCAAATTTGTGACTTTTGATCCTCGTACATGGACGAATCAATACGATGTGGCGATTAACGTTGGCTTGGGTTCAGGTGACCGGGATCAAAAGCTAGCCATGCTCCAGATGATTCTAGGCAAGCAAGAGCAAGCCCTGACTCAGTTCGGTCCGAGTAACCCATTGGTGTCGGTGGCTCAGTACCGAGATACCTTGGCTAGACTGATTGAGTCGGCTGGATTTAAGGATGCTAAGGCTTTCATTAACGAGATCAGCCCTGAGCAAAACGCACAACTGTCACAGCCACAGGAACCGCCACCAGATATGCAAGCAGAGGCTACTCGTCTGTTGGCTCAGGTAGAGCGTGAAAAGACCGAGGCTAAAGCTCAGATCGAGGCGGCAAAGCTCCAGCTAGAGAAGCAGTCGATGGAGGCTGAATATACTCGTAAGGGTATCGAAATAGCCATGAAAGCCGAGCAAAACGCAGCAGATATGCGGATTAAAGAAGCAGAATTAGCGGTCAAGCAGTTGCAAGCGATTCTGGCGATGGACTTGGCTGACGAGGATAGCCGTAACAAACAGGCTGATATTGTCCTGAAGGCGATTAAGGAACTAGGCAATTTGACTAAGGGTTCAAATGGACAAATCTCTATGGGCTGAGAATCTGCTGAAAGACGAGTTGTTCCAGCAGATGATGTCGGAACTAAAGACAGCAGAACTTAACAAGTTCGCAATGAGTCAGTATGATGACATCTCAACAAGAGAACAGGCATACATGACGCTTAGGACGCTAGAGATTGTCGAAACGTACCTTGAAGGACTAACGGCACAGAAGAAGATTGATGCTAAAAAACTAAAGATTTTGTAATCCGAGTCGGGCGGTTCCCGATATAATTTAGGAAATATATATGAGCGATACTGGAAGTATGACCCCGGAAGGGAATACACAGTTAGACGTAGGTGGTGCAGCTAACGCTATCTTGGGATTGATGGGCAGCGAGGAAGGCTCCGAAAAGGAACAACCGGAAACGCAAGCCGAATCCAACGATAGCGAAGCCGAATCCGAGGAATACGAAGCGCAAGCAGAGGATGAATCGGAGGTAGAACAAGATGAAGGCGAAGAAGAAGCCGAGGAGCCTCCTAAATACAGGGTGAAAGCCGCTGGTGAGGAAAAAGAGGTAACCCTTGATGAGCTTATCAAGTCTTATCAACTTGGCACAGACTATACGAAGAAATCGCAAGCTGTAGCTGAAGAACGCAAAGCCGTAGAAGCAGAGAGGCAGCGTATCGAGGAAGCTAAGTATCTCCGCGATCAATATGCGGAGAGGTTGCAAGTGATTGAGCAGATGCTTAACCAGCAGCCGGAAACTGAGAATCTGGACTATCTGAAGGAAACCGACCCTATTGGGTACGCAGTTAAGGTTGCAGAGTTATCACAGCGGGAAAAGCAGTTAGCTCAAGTTCAGGCTGAACGACAGCGAATTGCACAGCAGCAGGAGCAGGAACGTCAGGAGCAACTCGGTCAAGTTATACAGGCTGAAGCTCGTAAGCTGGCAGAGGCAATACCTGAATATGCTGACCCACAGAAGGGTGAGGTAGCTCGGCGGGAACTGCGAGAGTTTGGTCAGAAGCTAGGATTCACAGAACAGGAATTAGCGAGTGTTTATGACTCGCGGCAGGTTTTGGCGTTATGGAAGGCAATGCAGTACGACAAATTACAGTCTGCAAAGCCTAGTATCACGAAGAAGGTGAATGAAGCTCCGAAGGTAATGAAATCGGGTGTTTCTCAGCCTCGTGATGGTAACGACGAACTGCGAAAGTTAAAAGCGAAGGCTAAGCAGACCGGAAGGGTTGCTGATGCCGCAAGAGCATTTGAACGTTTCTTATAGGAATTATCATGGCTACATTTACAGCACATAGCGCAATTGGTCAGCGCGAAGATTTGACCGACATCATCTATGACATTTCCCCAACGGAAACCCCGTTTATGTCATCGATTGGCAAGACCAAAGCCACTGCCGTTTATCACGAATGGCAGACTGACTCGTTGGCTGCTGCTACTACGGCTAACGCTGCGATTGAAGGTGCAGATGCTACATCGGCAACTCTGTCTCCTACCGTCCGTCTTGGTAACTACACTCAGATCATCCAGAAGACCGTTCAGGTTTCGGGTACTCTGGACACAGTAAACAAGGCTGGTCGTAAGTCTGAAAAGGCTTATCAGTTGGCTAAGGCATCGGCTGAACTGAAGCGCGATTTGGAGACTATCCTGATGGCTAACCAAGGTCGTTCGGCTGGTTCGTCAACGATTGCTCGTAAGTTGGGTTCGATCCTGTCGTGGATCAAGACTAACTCGGACGTTGGTTCGGGCGGTTCTGACCCTGCGACTATCGGTGTTTCGACCCGTACTGACGGTACTCAGCGTACCTTTACTGAGGCTCTGCTGAAGACCGTTGTTTCCGAGGTGTTCGTATCGGGCGGTTCTCCGAAGATTCTGATGGTTGGTGCTGCTGGTAAGCAGAAGGTATCGTCGTTTGCTGGTATCGCTGCTCAGCGTTACATGGCTCCGGGCAATACTCCGACCACCATTATCGGTGCTGCTGACGTTTATATGTCGGACTTTGGCACGATGTCGGTTGTTCCTAACCGCTTCATGCGTACCCGTGATGCTCTGGTGATTGATCCTGAGTACGCAGCACTCGCTTATCTCCGTCCGTTCCAGACTAATGATCTGGCTAAGACCGGCGACAGTGAGAACACTCAGATTCTTGCTGAAGTAACGCTTGAGGTTAAGAATGAGGCTGCGATGGGCATCATTGCTGACCTTGATATGTCTCTGTAATAAGTAGCAAATAGCCCCTGCCTAACGGTGGGGGCTAACTACAAAGGAATTTATGAGTACTCCGATACGGACTCAAACAGCATTTGAAGACGGTGATGGCGGGATTGTCATCGAGACTAAGCAGGATGTAACAGAGATTATCGAAGCCAATAAGCGGCAACTGGACTACGATAAATCTCGGCAAGGACACCTAAACGAACTGCATCACGTTGCTCGAATACCCTTTACGGTCATAGATGTACTAAACCAGCAAGGGATTATGAAGGGCTTTAACGTGGTCGATGAGGTCGGTTTCGCTAGGTGGCTGAACGATCCTGATAATGCTGTCTGGAAGACGTATCGAGGAACTATATGAGAGTTGGTGTTTGTGTCCCATGCCGGGATGAGGTGCATACTGGTTTTGCTTTTGACTTTGCTCGGATGGCAGCGCATGATGCCTCAGTACGTTGCAAAGATGGTAAAGGCGGTTTAAGTCTTTACACAATGCCGGGAACGCTGATATTTGACCAGCGTGAGAAATTGGCAGAAGTGGCATTAGGTGAAGGATGTGAAGCGTTATTGTTTATTGATAGCGATATGCGGTTTCCGCATGACATCATTACCATAATGTTAAGCAGGGATGTGCCGATTGTTGGGGTAAATGCAACGACTAGACGTAAGCCTGTAACGCCTACAGCCAAGATACTCACAAGGTATATGGACGGTGATACAGAGGTTCGTAAGTGGTCGAACATTGACTCTCGCGGCAAAGAAGGGATTGAGGAAGTTACAGCGGTTGGGTTCGGTGCTGTGATGATCCGTAGGGAAGTGTTCGAGAAGACTGGAAGACCTTGGTTTGATGCTGGATGGGGTTCTAACGGTATATGTGGTGAAGATGTGTTCTTCTGCGTCAAGGCTGGTTCTGAGGGCTTTCAGACGTATGTAGACCATGAATTATCGATGCACATCCGGCACATCGGCACTTACGAATACGGTTGGAAAGATTTTGAGCAGCTAGAGGAATAACATGGCATTTACGACCTATAGCGAGTTAAAAACAACGATAGCTAACTATCTGGCTCGTAGTGATCTGACTTCAGTTATTCCAGACTTTATCCGTCTGGCTGAGACTAGGTTGCAGAGAGACCTAAGAATTCGTCAGATGTTAGTGGTAGCTACAGCAACAACAACGGGCGGTGATTCAACACTTGGATTGCCTACCGACTTCTTAGAGATGAGGGATATTCATCTCAACACGACTCCGATTACTACGCTACGTTACAAGGCTCCTAACTCGTTTTATCAGGAATCTAGGGTAACGGATGGCGGTAAGCCTCTTGATTACACTATTCTCGGTGCGGAGATGCAGTTAGCTCCGGTTCCAGATTCGTCTTATACGGCGCAGATGTTGTATTACGCCAAGCCTCCTGTATTATCAGATTCAAACGCTAGTAACGTATTCTTGGCTTATGTGCCTGATGCGTTGCTATATGCGTCTTTGGCAGAGGCAGAGCCGTATTTGATGAATGATGCAAGGGTGCAGACTTGGGCTTCCTTGTATTCTAGGGCGATTGATTCTATCTCTACGTCCGACCAAGCAAGTGAGTATAGTGGTCAACCTATGTCTATGTCTTATAACGTGAGGTAAGACAATGAAGTGTTGCACTAAATGCAATGAGACAAAGCCTTACGAAATGTTTACAAAAGAAAAGGCTACGCTTGATGGATTTAGCAGATGGTGCAGAAGCTGTAAAAAGGAATACAAAACTACTTGGTACGAAAAGAACGCTGAATCAGAACGTGCCAAAGCAATGCAGTATCATTATGATAATTATGATAAAAATAAGCATAAGATAAGCAAAAGAGTAATAAAGTGGCAACAAGAGAATAAAGAAAAATACGCTGAAAAAAGCAAAAGATATTACGAAAAAGAGAAGCACAGAATATTTGCGTGGCAAGCACTAGCAAGGGCAGCAAAAAGAAATGCAGTGCCGAAATGGTTAAACAAAGAATTAAAACAAAAAATTCAAGATTTTTATATTGAAGCAAGAACAAAGACAAAAGAAACGGGGGTCAATTATGAGGTTGACCATATTGTTCCTTTAATGGGGGATGTTGTTTGTGGGCTTCATGTGCCTTGGAATTTAAGAGTAATAACTAGGTTTGAAAATAGAAGCAAAGCTAATACATTTAAGGAGTAAATCATGGCAGAAATGTCAAATTTTTTAGAGAACGCGCTAATTAACGCTACTCTCCGCAATACGAGCTACACAAGCCCGACAACGGTTTATGTAGGTTTGTACACAACTGATCCGGGTGAAGGGAACACGGGTACTGAGGTATCTGGTGGTTCCTACGCTCGTACAGCAGTGACGTTTGGTGCGCCTAGCAACGGTGTATCAACGAATAGCGCGTCAGTTACTTTCCCGACTGCTACTGGCACATGGGGTACTGTGACTCACGTTGGCATTCTGGATGCGTCAACTAGCGGCAACCTGCTGTATTACACAGCCTTGGATGCGTCTAAGTCGATTGCTTCTGGTGACGTGTTCACGATCTCGACTGGTAATCTTTCCGTAACTCTGGAGTAATCTATGGCACTCGTAATTGCTGACCGAGTTCGGGAAACGTCCACCACGACCGGCACAGGCACATTAACACTGGACGGTGCAGTAA